GTGAGATTTGCTGTGTTGGTAGACAACGCCAGCAGCAAGTCTGAGGTTTCTATGAACTATAGTGCTCGTACAATCAACAAGTTCGAAGATCCTAGTTGGATTGTTTTTCCCTGGGAGCAATGGTGGCATCCAACAAAAATTTGACACAACACACTAACTCAAGTATAATCTACACATGGAAAAGATAACCTATACTGAAATTTTCTACAGCCTACAAGGCGAAGGAATGTATGCTGGCGTGCCCAGCATTTTCTTTCGTACCTATGGTTGTAACTTTAGATGCCGTAAATTTGGTAGATCACAAGATGAACAGATTGACGGACATAATCCTGAAGTGGTTGAAATCATCAAAAACATTGCACAGTACAATAAATTTGAAGACCTACCTCTGGTGACCACAGGATGCGATACCTATGCGTCAATCTATCCCGAGTTCAAGCGTTTCAATCAACAAGAAACAGTGTCAACCATTGCTGATCAAATCCATGCACTATTGCCTGGTAACGTATGGCAAGATTCACATTTGATCATCACAGGTGGTGAGCCCTTGCTGGCCTATCAACAACTGTATCCGGAACTCTTAGAACTGTGTAGAGCCAAGGGACTGCGACATCTTACATTTGAAACCAACGGTACTCAAAAGATCTATCCTGAAGTAGAAGAATATCTGTTTCAAGAGTTCACAAGACATGGACGCGACTTTGAGAACTTGACATTCAGTGTGAGTCCTAAACTGCCGTGTTCTGGTGAACCGTTTGAACGAGCCATACAACCTGAAGTTGTGCATCAATACGCATTGTATGGTCGAGTATACTTGAAATTTGTAGTGGCTACTCAGCAAGACGTAGAAGACGCAGAACGTGCTGTGGCCGAGTATCGCAAACACAACGTGAACTGTCCAGTGTATCTCATGCCTGTGGGTGGTGTACCACAGGTGTATAACTTGAATACTCAACAGGTTGCACAGCTAGCACTGGAGAGAGGATGGCGTTACAGTCCAAGGCTACAAGTTGATATTTGGCGCAACGCATGGGGAACGTAAGCAGTCCTTGTGTGAATATCTGTCGCATGCAAAACAACATCTGTATAGGCTGCTTGAGAACATTAGAAGAAATAGCCAATTGGCTTTATTATAGTGATCAAGAGAAACAGGAAATATTACAACAACTGGAGACAAGAAAATGACAGAAACCAAACAACGTACCATTGCTAGAATGGTAAGCTATCGCATCACAGCCTGGCTGTTTACTATCTTCTGGACTTGGTTGTTCACAGAAGATGTAGCATCTGCCACAACGTTTGCCACTGCCTTGCATATCTTGCTCAGTATTGATTATTACATTCACGAACGTGTATGGCTAAAGATCAAATGGGGCAAAATAACGGACAAAGATCATGGGACTGTTTGATAAATTTTTTAAATCTAAACCAGAAAAGTCAGTGCAACCACGCACTAGCGAGACTGAGCATAGACCACCTCCAGCACGTAAAAAAACTGCCAAGGAACTGGCCACTGAACGTGGAGAAGCCTATGTTGGTATTGTGAGTTTTGATCTTAATGCTGACGACATCAACTCAGGCAGTTTTGAACTAGAGTGGAATGACAAATTTATCACAAATCTTGTGCGTGCTGGATATCAAATGAAGCCAAACGAGCCCGAAGACGTGATTGTGGATCGTTGGTTTCAAAACATCTGCCGAAATGTTGTAATGGAAACCTGGGAACAGGAACAAGCAATGCGTGCCTCGGGTATCTATGTGCGTACCACTGACATAGGCAATGGTCGCAGCGAGGTTTCATGATTGAACGTGAACGCATAAACTATCTACTACTGAGTGCGCTGGGCAGTGCAGAACTAGTTTACCAATGGTGGCATTCCAGAAATGCGGCTTTTGAATACGCTACACCTGAAGAGATCTGGCAGGAAGCACCTGAACGTGTGGCCAATTATGTGATACGAGCAGTAAACGTGGGAGGAGATTACTTTTGATTTTTAATCATATCAAAACTCTCAAAGAACAAGGCAAGCGTATAGGCATAACTTTTAGCACGTTTGATCTGTTGCATGCAGGGCATGTGGCCATGTTGGCCGAAGCTAAGAATCACTGTGACTATTTGATTGCAGGTCTACAAACTGATCCAACCATTGATAGACCTGATACTAAAAATGCTCCAATACAAAGCATTGTTGAGCGGCAGATTCAACTAGCTGCCTGTAGATATGTTGACGAAGTCGTGGTGTATCAAACCGAACAGGATCTAATTGATCTGCTGCTGATCTTGCCCTTGGATGTTAGAATACTGGGTGTAGAATACAAAGAACGTTCGTTCACTGGTGACAACGAATGTTATAATCGTGGTATCGAACTGGTTTTCAATTCTAGAGATCATAGTTTTTCCAGTTCCAGTCTTCGCAAACGTGTGATACATGCCGAAACACAACGTGCTCTGCAGTCATGAGACGATACTTCGCTAGCACATTCAATATCACTGACACTGATATGGATATCATGGAGCACATACGTTGGTGCAGAAATAATCTAGGTGAACGTGGCCGTGACTGGGACTTCAGCGGCAATAACCGACGAGTACAGGTCTGGGTCAGAGAAGGGTCGCCTCAATTTACTTTTTACGAACTAAAATATGGTAGTCTACGTCAACGGTGATAGTCATGCTGCTGCGGCCGAAGCAGCGGTGCCATTTGGTTGGGCCGAAGACGATCCCTTTTATTATGGCATGGGCAAAAGACCACACCCTGAAAATGAACGTGTGAGTTTTGGTTGTGAGATAGCCAATCGTCTACATGCTATCTTGGACATAGATGCACAGTCCGGAGCCAGTAATGCCAGAATCATGCGCACCACTAGGCAATGGTTGGATCATGCACAACCCAGTGCCAAAGACCTTGTGATAATTCAATGGAGTACCTGGGAACGCGAAGAGTGGTTGATTGATGGTGAATACTACCAAGTGGGCGCATCAGGCACTGATTCAGTTCCCGAATCACACCAAGACCAATACAAAGAATTTGTTCAAAAGGTGGATTGGGTGGCCTGTAGAAATCATTGGCACCGAGCTATATGGAATCTACACTGTGAACTAGCCGAGCAAAAAGTTCCACATTTATTCTTCAACGGTAATAACCATTTCCTAGGCGAAACTGAGTTGTTGGACTGGCAACACAGTTTTATTGGGCCCTATGATCCAAACAGCACCTACGATGCCCTACTGCGCCTAAATGGTTACAAACCTGTTAACAGTCACAGCTGGCATTTTGGAGCAGATGCCCATTGCTTTTGGGCGGATTATGTGCTACAATATGTTCACGATCATATACTCTAGGTGACCTATGCATTACTTGCTGATTGACACTGCCAACATGTTTTTCCGAGCTCGACATGTGGCACACAGAGCCAGTTCCACTGAAGAAAAAGTTGGTTATGCTCTACACATCACCCTGGCTGCTATCAATAAGGTAGCCAAGAAATTCAATGCTGATCACGTGGTGTTTGCATTGGAGGGACGGTCGTGGCGCAAAGACTTCTACGCTCCCTACAAGAAAAACCGTGCTGTGGCTCGTGCTGCGCTCACAGAAGCAGAAGCCGAAGAAGATCGAGTGTTTTGGGAAACCTATGATCACTTTACTAAATACCTAGAGCAGGGCACAAACTGTTCGGTCATACGTCACCCTGAAGCAGAAGCTGACGATATCATTGCTAGATGGATACATCTGCATCCCCAGGATCATCACACTATTGTCAGCAGTGACACTGATTTTGTGCAACTCATCGCCCCTAATGTAAATCAATTCAATGGTATTCAAGACGAGTTGATCACACTAGAAGGTGTGTTTGATGCACGTGGTCGTGAAGTCGTAGATAAAAAAACCAAACAACCTAAACGTATCCCCGACCCAGAGTGGTTATTGTTTGAAAAATGCATGCGAGGCGATGCATCTGACAATGTGTTCTCTGCATATCCAGGTGTTCGTGTCAAGGGCACAAAAAACAAAGTAGGATTAATGGAAGCATTTGAAGATCGCCATGCACGTGGTTATGCATGGAACAATCTGATGTTGCAAAGGTGGACAGATCATGATGGTCAAGAACATCGTGTGTTAGATGACTACATTCGCAACAAACAACTTATTGACCTCACAGCTCAGCCTGACGAAGTCAAGTATAAAGTTGACTCAGCTATTCGTGAACAGGTTTCGCACAAAGACATTGGACAAGTAGGTGTGCGATTCATGAAGTTCTGTGGTAAGTTTGATTTGCAAAAAATCAGCGAACAGGCAGAACAGTATGCACAATGGTTGAATACAATATACCAAGGAGTATTGAATGATAATAGCCAAGCCCGTAGTACCTGATCGTTTTTGGATACTAAAACAAAACGACGAAAAGGTCGGAAACATTCAGGCCACTGCTAATGGATACACAGTTAAAATTCTAGATCAAGTTGAGATCTACAAAAGTGTTCGCACAATCAAACAACGTGTGGGCATTGACTTTGAACCAGCTGTTAAGACCAACAAAAAGCCTCAGAATCAAGTACATGGATTTGAAACTGGTTGTAATGCATACAACGGCATCTATGAAGTGCGTAGGCAGTTACCACTGTTTACCAAAACTCGCAAGAGCAAGAGTTGGTATGCAGCTGGATGGTATAAGGTAATGCAGAATCGCACATGGCGTGTGGTACGCAATCCAAAACTGATCACACTGCAACGCTATCCCTATCATGGCCCTTTTCACAGTGAACAGGAAGCACAATGAGCATGCACATCAATCGCTTTGTGGACAGGATCAAAGCACATGAAAGTCGTGCGGCCAAGGACTTTGTTATGACCATGCAGGATGCAAGGGATCTGCATGCTGACATTACCAAGCTCTTGATGCAGCTACAAGCCGCTGCTGAACAAAAGAATTCTCAAAGCGAAGTCATAAACATCGAAGTCACTGGTGGTGGCTTTAAATAAAAACTACATGGTTTTTGGCATAAATATTGAATTGAAGTAAGGAGATGCTGTGTCTAGACCCAAGCCAAAAATCCTAGTAGAACTCACAGATAAAAATACCTATCGTACAGAACAAGTGCTGGCCAGCGAGGGTATCTGGGCTGTGTTTTTTGATGGCGCTCCTATCAATCTCAAAACTGCCAACATGTTGCAGCAGTTTCCTGGTCCCAAATACAAAAAGGTCAGCTTTAGCAATCCCGGACATGCAATCAACTTGGCCAAAAAGCTGAATAGCCAATTTCGTACCAACAAATTCACCGTGGTGTTGCTACGTGCTGGAGATCAAGTGTATCCTCCGGTCACTGGAACCTCCAGTGAATCGCAAAGCTGAAATCACTCGTAGAGTATTAGATCTGCTGCCTGAGCCAGATCGTGTGCCTTTTGAAGTTGCCATGAACACCTGGTGGCGTAATCTTAGAAACAAAGGTGGTTTGTCGCTGACCGATCTAGGACTACGTGTGTTCAAAGAGCAAGCAGAATTGGAGTGTCATGAATTTGTGATACCACGAGATCAGCCCATATCGCAAGGTAGCCTGTTGAGATTGGATCGTGGACAACAGTGGCCATATCACTTGGATAAAAAGAGACGTATTACCTTTTTTGGCAGCAGAGAAGCCATGATGATGGCGCTGTACGGTAATTTTTCTAACTACGTATACAGATTATCAGAACGTTAGCAAAACAACAACTCTTGCATCTTTGTTAAGAAATTTGGCGAAATGTCTGTTGTTTTTTTCAAAAACTAGGTTGACCTGGTATAAATAAAAATGTAAAATAGATGCTATGATGACTTCAATACTTTCATTATCCGCGATGCACAAATGTCCCACACAGAGTGGCCTATCAACATGGCTCCAGTTTGGGTATACCCGTGCGATCAAGATTAATGATAGTGGGGGGTCCAAGTAGATCAAGCATCAAGCAACATGCGTCTACTAGGGCCCTGGAAGTAAAAACTCCAGGGCTTTTTGTTTTTTAAGGGAAAAATGAAAGAAAATAACGATGAAAAACTTTTGCATCAGCTCAAGGAGCACGTACTAACAGCAGAACAATTGGCCGAACTTATTGAAGCCAAGCTGGAACGAGCTAGGCTGATGCAACAAGGCTTTAGACAGTTACAACTCGCAAAAAACGTGTTATAATTGTTGAGTGTTTAAGGTAACGAGGACCAGTGATTCACTAAAAATCACAAACGGGCGGACAGTACACATGAAAACCCTGGCGGCAACGAGGTGAGTAAGACTACTGGTTGGGGTGTCGACCCCAACATATGGTTGACCAATATTTGGCGTTTGTTTATAATGCTCAATGTTGGGACCATATTGAAGCACACTAAGCCGAAGGGCGCACGACGGGTGGTAATGCTGTCCGATGCCGACAGTGAGGCGGTTCGAATCCCCTAGTGTGTTTCAATATGGTTTTGAATCCCGCAGTCCCTTCTGCGTTATTAAAGGGGGTGGTTGGCGTCACCACAATGCCAGGGCTCATACGATGAAAGCCTCAGAACCCGCAGACATGGGTGCCAGAAAAATCGTAGGTGGGTATCACGCCTAGCCAGAAGTAAGTGTGATGGACAGAGTAACAGCTCAGTCAGGGGCTTGAGGGATCAAGTGGCCTGACACCTAACTACAAGGAGAGTCCATTATGGACAGTGACAAGAGTGGTAAGATGAAGGAGCTATAGTCAAACGGTTAAGACAGCGGACTTTTAATCCGTCAGGTCAGGGTTC